CGGGCACCCACCCGCGCTTAATCTTGAGCGCAGGCTTCTTCGCTTGACCTGATTTCCATTTGCTTAAGGGTTCTTCTGAACCCCACAGCTCTTGGTTAGGTTCTTCAGTAAAGTACTGAAAAAGCGAAGCTCCGCCACTCCCCTGAACAGATCTTGGTTGCTGATCCAAGATGTAGGTCAGGTATTCATTCCTATGAAGATGATGGTTGAACCGACGCTTAGTCGGATACAGCTCACCAGATTGATAGGTGAATAGGGATATGGCGCCGAGATCCTTGGCCGTAACGGCAAGTTCCGCAAGGTACTTGTCGTCAACTGTCTTTAGTATCGCCTCACTGGCTCTCCACCAACCTTTTCTATAAAAGTTGTTGGATACCTCAATGACCGATACAAGGGTCTCGGGATTTGAAGGATTATGGAGTGTGCGAAGATACGCAGGAGTCACATCGACTCCATTAAATGCGTCCATCCCGCACGCTTCTCGGAACAGGCCCTCGAAAAAGGACTTAGATCCGTTTACCTTCAAACCGCACTCCGTGAGGAGCGCGACCAGTAAATCATAGGCTTTTGTGTCGATGATGATATCATCGCCAAAGACACGAATCCTATGAGCCCGGGCACGCAAAGACTGTAAGCTGCAGTCCCTGGAGCCATCTGCCAACATCAAGGCAAAATGGCCTATCATCGTAAAGATGATAGTTTGTACAGGGAAAGTCACAGCAGACCCCATCGCCGCGAATTTCTTCAAGACGATGAGGCTGTCCTTACCAGTTGGGCTAAGCCCAGCAGGTATGACAACACTGCGCGACCTGCAAGCATGTAGAGCTGTTAACAGGGATTGATTTCCCTGGAACATATACTCTACTAGCCTAGCACTAAGACGGTCGCTAGCTGCGGATAAATCCACAGTAGCAAACTGTCCAGTCTTAGATGCTTCTAGAGCCAAAGCCCTAGAGGCAGACTGGTCATCGAAGTCTATAGATAGACTAAGAGGACTTTGTGCTACAGCAGACTCAAGCCATCTTTGGATACCACCTTGGATCCATTGATGGGCAGTGGGTTCAGCGGCAATAAGCCGAGGACCTTTCTGCGTTTTGGGTACTGCTATAAGCTTACAAGGGTACTCCCGGCTATCCTGGGTACGATCAGTAAAGTCTACTGAAGTAAACCAGTCGGCTGGAAATACCGAGTCAAGTTTCTTAGGCCAGTTACGGAAATCATACTTGATGAATCCGTCCTGGCTATCAGAAACTGCACCCGGACCGTGTTTTGGACGTAAAGCCCAGATATCAACCTCGCCGAATGAAGCGCTGAGCCTCGAGCATAGCTCTCGAAACAGTGCCCATTTGGAAGAGTTGAATGAACTCTCCGGCTGTTCAAAACCAGAAAGTAGATACTGACGAGTATCTAGAAGACTCTCCGTATCGCCCCACAAAGGGTGGCCGGAAGGTCTACTCCACTTTGGAACATCACTGTTCCAAGTATCAGGCCGAGAATGGGGTAACTCATTCTCAATACGAAGATAATCCTTGACGGATTGTTCGACGTATTCCCGATCGCACTCTGCGTTCCACTTTTTGGCAAAAAGATAAATTTGCCTAATTGCAGATACAGAGAAAGGATCAGGAGCATCCAAAACGCGACCTCGCTCGTTAAAGCATCGTTCCCAGAGCCCGTGTAAGAACACAGGTCTAACGTCAGACTTACTATATCTTCCATGATATGGTGGTCTTTCAGTTGGGATTCCACCCACTTCAAGTGAA